GTAGTAGCGCATCTGCTTACTACGTTTTTGCCAAACGAACTCACCACCGGTACGATAAGTATCACAAAAGACACAGAGCTTGACGATTTTGATTTGAGCAAAACACAATACGACTTACAAAACGTATTGCAAGCGCTTGCCGATATTGAGGGTGATGTGATATGGGGCGTAGACGAAGACAATGCGGTGTACTTTATATCGCGTGACGAGACGGTACAGAATACAGTTTACGTTAAGACCACCGATATTGCCAGCACGGACACGAATGTTGCATCGCAAATAACGCGCACGAAGTTGCGCGACGGTATTACAAAAGTAAAAGTCGAAGCGGAAGAAGACTTCGAGACGGAAACGAAAGCAGACCGTACAGGCTTGTGGTCGCGCAGTGCGGTTACGCAAGGCGGCGGCGTGCAGGTTAGTATTGCAATTGACCATCGTGTTGTAACGATTGAAGTGGGTGAAGGCTCGCCGGAGATAGGAACGACAAAGGCATGGATAGATACGTATGCAACGTTAGCCGCATGGCTTGTAGACTTCCCAACTTTGCAATGGTTGTACATCAACAAAGATAGATTTAATACCGCAACGATTGCAAGTATTTTGCGACTCTTGCGCATGGCGCGTCGCAGTGCAACAACTACCGATGGCGTTACGACCAAGAGTGTTAGCGGCCCGCGCCCGCGCTTGGTTGTTAAAACATTTGCGGGCATTAAAACGCATACGCTTGCCGCACAAGCCGCTGCCAATTGGATGTTGAAATACACGCCGACGCCCGAACGTTGGAGCATCACATTAGAGAATGTGGATACGCTTATTAAACCGGGTCAAGGTTTCATACGCGTTATTGCGCAGACTGGCGAACGCAGAGACCTAGAAGTGCAAAGCGTAAGTTATTCGTTCGAGGATACCGTCACATGCAATATTGTTGCGGGCGATCCGGTGTTTGATGAAGAGGAAGAAAAGCGTACTAACATGGATGCGCTGATTGCACAATCCATGCGACGCAGACCCCCGCCAATGGTAATCAATTCAAAAGGTGCAATTCATAAAATTTTATTATTCACCAAAGACGACGCAGTACCAGCGCGTTGTGGTAATGGTACCGTGGCCGAAGAACTACTTAGCGGACAGGGGCAAATCATGGCCGCGCCCGCAGACCATACGCATGTGCTTGACGTAGATGAAATGCTTAACCGCGTTGTGTGGAAAGATTATGGCGGCGCATAGAGGCATTATGTAATGGGCAATCCAAACTCATATCGTGCAACGAATCCAAGCAGCGACCAGATTGTTGGGTTGATGCGGCGCGTGAATGCGCTGGAATCAGCGACATCTTTATACACATTGCTATTATCGTGGGGGAATCACGGTTCAGGTGACGGGCAGTTTAATATACCTATTGGTATTGCAATCGATTCGAGCGGTTATATTTATGTTGTAGATATGCTTAATTACCGTATTCAAAAGTTTACGCCCACCGGTACGTTTATTACGAAATGGGGAAGTAGAGGTAATGGCGACGGGCAGTTTGAACAGTCAGGTGCCGGCGCTGGAATGGGCGACGTTGTAATTGATTCTGTTGGTTATGTATATGTTTGTGATGCATTCCATTGGCGTATACAAAAATTTAATGCAGGTGGCACGTTCATCGCGAAGTGGGGAAGTTCTGGTTCAGGTAATGGGAATTTTAATGGTATATGGAGTATCGCTGTTGATTCAAACGACAATATTTATGTGGTAGATTTGTTTAATTTTCGTATTCAAAAGTTTACGTCTACTGGTACGTTCATCACAAAATGGGGGAGTCAAGGTACTGGTGATGGGCAGTTTGATTTTTCTAACGGTAGTATAGGCCGGGGTGGTATTACGGTTGATTCAAACGACAATATTTATGTTGCAGACGCGTTTAATTCCCGTGTGCAAAAGTTTACGTCTACTGGTACATTTATTGCGAAATGGGGAAGTCAAGGTACTGGTGACGGGCAGTTTGCATCTGCGGATATAATTGCGGTCGATTCAAATGATAATGTCTATGTTGGTGATCATACTGCAAAACGTATTCAAAAGTTTACATCTACCGGTACATTTCTTGGGCAGTGGAGCCTTGTATATACACCGCATGGTATTGATATTGATGCAAGTGGATATATCTACATATCGCGTAATAATGATGCTATTGATAAATATGAAATCAGTGTGCCTGCACCTGCCAGTGAGACCACATTCACGCGCTACAATCGTGACGCTACAGCCTCAGCGCTTGGTACGCCGGATGGTGGTGCAAGTATTCCGTCATTAGCTGCATTGAACAAAGCGAACAACGCTGAGCTTGACCCGAAGCATCTCACCGATATGCGCACAGCCATTCAAACGCTCGCGCCGTATTATACAAACGCAGTGACCGGTAATCCATTCAATTGGACCGCATCGCACGCAGATAATCTTTACTATGTCGCAATGGGCGACCGTACCAAGTACGGCGCAACGGGCGGCGCAAAATATACTTGGACCCGTACGCGGGCGCAAATGCTCAGCGATGGCAACATGTACGATATAGACATTGGCGAGATTGAAGAGTGCATTACTAAACTGGAAGCCAGCGCGTTGGTTTAGCGTTTGGATAATATACAACGCCTGCGATAGCATGTGCATGTGAATAAAGGAGAAAGTACATTATGAGATTCAAACGATTCGTTGCGATGCTCTGTACGGCGTTTGCGTTCTGTATGCCGGTGTCCGCACAGCAAGGTACAAAAAATTTAGTCAACGATAGTGGCGCGGCGGTTACGCAGTACGCAGTTGTTGTTGGTGGCACGACAGTCAATAGCACATTCTCCACGACCACCACTGCAGATGATAATCAAGTAGTCGGCGTTGTGCTTGACGCCAGTGTATCAAATGGCGTTGCGGGATTGATTGCAACGACCGGCGTTACCAAAGTGCAAGTCACAGGCGCAGTTGCGCGCGGGGATTTCCTAGGCACGCATACCGTAGCAGGTAAAGCAATCTCAAACGGTACAGACCCAAGCGGCTCGTTTGGTTTTGCGTTGGAAGCAGGCACAGACACCACCGTGCGTTGCATGTTGATGACGCCACAAGGTGCAAATCCTGCAAGTAGCATGCGCTTGAACGATGACAAAGAGATTCAATTTGGCGACGCGCAAGAAATCCGTTTGGATTATGACAATGCAACGAACAAACTAGAATTCACAGACGGCACAAATATTCTAGCGACGCTGACCGACGCGGGCACGACGGGCAACTTCGCGGCGACGGGGACGTTGATAGCGACTGGTGGCATAACAGGTACGCCCATTTCCGGCTCGACAGGAGCGTTCACAACTCTGTCAAGCAGCGGCCTCACCACGGCGAACAGCTTGACCGTTACGAACGACCTGCTCGTTGACGGCGGGGATATCGGGATAACGGCGGACACTGACCTGCTCGGGCTGGCGTCGGGCGCGCTCACGGTGCGCGGCACGCTGACAGCAACCGGCGCGATGACAGCGCAAAGCACATTGGAAGTAACCGCCGATACGACAGTCGGCACGAACGCCGGCACGACGCGATACTTGATTTTGAACTCGGCGCAAAGTAACGCAAGGCATATCCTATATCAGACGGCAGGGGTTTTGCGCTGGCAACTTGGGGCGAACAGCACGGCGGAATCAGGCGGTAATGCTGGTTCAAACTATACGCTGACCGCATACGGCGATACTGGTACGTTCATCGACCAGCCTATATTTATTGAGCGCGTTGCGGGCGGCACGATGACGCTATCGCGGCCCGTCACAATGACCGGCGACCTCGCCGTGAACGGCGGGGACCTTGGAATCACAGCGGACCCTAATTTAATAGGGCTGGCTGCGGACGCGCTCACGGTGAATGGTGCATTGACTACGACGGGTAATGGCTGGTATAGCAACGGAGTGCTTACAATTGGAACCGCAAATGCTTCACGCGGGGCGCTCACACTGAATAACGGAAGCGGCACCACTACTCCGGGCTATATTGCGCTAAAGTCATTGAGTGGCACAGCAACGGGTTATTTGTGGGTTGCCGCCGATGGTAAATTGAGGATACACACTGCTGTGCCTACAGCGGATACGGATGGCGTAGTGGTTGGTGCACAAACATAAAAGGAACTCACACCATGAAAAAGATACTCACACTCTCAATTATTATCGCGCTCACGCTGGCGCTCACGCCCGTCATGGCGCAGCCGGACAGAACTACGCCCGCACCCAAGCCCACCGCACAGGACCGGCGCGTTGCGCGGGTACAGGTGCTCATGGACCAGATGCCCGCCGAAAGCATTGTTGCGTTGAACACGGCGCTGGACGTCATACAAACGGAGCTAACCGCCAAGGGTAGCACCATGAAAGCCAAGCGCATCGTTTTTGATGCGCTCGAAAATCTCTGGCAGGTGAAGGCACTCCAAGCGCAACGCGACCAGATACTGTCAAACGAAATTGCAGCAGACGGCGACCCGATTATCGAGGCGCTAGAATCCCAAATCATCACAATCGACGCAACCCGCGCAGCGGAATTCGGGCGATAAGGAGGCTCTACGATGACCCCACCGAAACGCAGACAGACAGACGCGGAAGACGACGTGCGTGAGTGTGCGAGCCTCTGGAAAAGGATAGCGATATGGGCGACGACCGCGCTGGTAGCAACCGGCGGCGGCATCGGCGGGTATCGCGCTCTCGACACGCACAGCATCCAGCAAAACGCAACGGGAAGCGCACAGGCCGCCGCATTCGACGCTGGCCGCGTGCAACTAGATCGAGCAATAGCGGACATATCTGAGTTGAACGTCAAGATGGAGAAAGTTCAAACCGCGATAGCCCGTATTGAGGGCAACGTCGCCTACCTCGTGCGTGAGGGTGCGGGCCGATGACGCTCGACAAGTATCTCCGCGCCGAATACGAACGATTGTTTCGCACCTGCCAGATTGAAACAAAACGGCGTATCTTTGTTGACACAATTGCGATGCGTATCGAGCAATCGCGTACGCGTTATCTTGCTGCGGTACATGATACAATAATTCCATGGTGGTTTGTGGGTGTGATTCATATGTTGGAATCAAATGGTTCATTCAATAAGCATCTTCATAATGGCGACCCGTTAGACAAGCGTACCGTTCAAGTTCCTATCGGTAGACCGATTAAGGGCGAGCCGCCGTTCACTTGGGAAGCCAGCGCGTATGATGCGTTACATTATGCCGAATTGCATCGTGTGCGCAATTGGGGTATTGCACAAACATTATATCGCCTTGAGGCGTACAATGGATGGGGTTACAGACGATACGGAATCAACTCGCCTTACCTGTGGAGCTACACGAATCACTACACGGCGGGGAAATACGTTTCAGACGGCAAGTTTTCCGCAACCGCCATATCGCAACAGGCGGGCGCGGCTGCAATTATTCGACGCTTGAATGAACGTGGTTTAGCAATAACGTCTTCTGCATGGAAGCCTGTGCAATTTTCTGTGGCAGTTGTATCGGAAGCGTTTATTTTGCAGACGTTTTTGAATGAGCACACGGGCGCTGCGTTGCGCGTTGACGGGCGTGCGGGTGAACGTACGTCTGATGCGTTTAATGCGGCGTTCGGTATGTACCTTCGCGGCGACCCGAGAAGCGTGTAATATGGGCGTGCATATCACAACTGGTAATGATGTGTTGCACATGCAGTTCTTTCTTTCTGGTATGCACCACTTCGAACACCCCGCTGAGAAACGTTTATATCGTATCGAAGTAGATGTGCTGCATTTCGCGCCTGCTATTGTGCTTGATGCGTGGCAGATGGATGCGGGCGTTATAAACTGGACAGGCACGCGTACACAGCGTATGCAGCGATGGAGTACCGTAGAGATTTTTGCGCTTACGCGAGAAACAATTTGTCGTGAATTCCCAACCGGCTCTACTGCGATGTATTTATTTGCGGCACGATTCAAGGCAATCATGAATAATGTTAATGCCGAAATTAAAGTCATGACACCGCGCGCCTTTGCGGAAGATGGCTCGATAATCCCTACAGAAGTCTTGCACGGTAACATGGTCATTGTGAATCAGAAGCCTGTGTTGAGTTTAAGCTATGAGATGATGACGCGTGTGTATGCGCTCACGCGAAACCCGCCGGTCTATTCAGAGGGAGGAGTATAAATTATGCAAACGATACAACGTATTTTAGAGGTCGTATTCACAAATGAAAATATATTTACCGCCATTGCGCTGGTAGTCAGTACATTGTGGGCATACATTAAGCGGCAGGATTTTCGTGACGGTAAACTTGCGTTTGAGAAACAGGTTGCTATCGAAGCCATCGAATCCGGTGTAACGAGAACATATCATCAGTTTGTAAAGGCGCGTAAGTTTGCAAACAACGATGGCAAATTGACCGAAGATGAAAAGAAGCAAGCGGTTATTTCTACACTGAACTTTGCCAAAGATTTAGCGAAGCAGCAAGGCGTTGAACTTACAAGCACGATGACAGAGCATTATGCGCGTGTGCTCATTGAGGCAACGGTAGAACGCCTTAAGACCGGTGCAGCTCTTGCGTCTGAAAATACATTGCCTGTATAACATAACGGGCAGCATAATATTAAGTAGGAGCATATTTGACGGGATAAATTTCGAGGGAGGCTGAAGTAATGAAATGCGGTACGCGTGGAAAAAATCCTGAACGTTATACCATGCTGCTGGATATCATCGAGCATCGTTATACTTTTACGGCATTGAAGCGTTCAATGCTGTTTCCATTTTTTGAATCAAATGACGTTACGTTTCTTAATCTTCTTATAGACGCACGCAATGCAATAGACGAGTGTTTCACTACCGGCGATCAAGTATTTCTTGAATATGTGCATTGCTCGCGACGCCTTAAAAAAATATATCCGCGTCCGTGGTTGATTACCATACGCACATTCAAGTCCGCGCGTGAAGCAATGCAACGTTATGATCATTTTGAGAATGATTTTCTAGCTCCAAATGAATTAGTTATTGAACCATTCTTTTCAGTCGAGTTGGAGTTTGCATACGTCGCGACGCTCGATGCCGCTTACGTATATGATGACTGATTGATTAACTGATTGCATTGTAACGTTTTTCGTTTAGTCTCTGCGCGTGCCTACCCAAAGGCGCGCGTTTGTTTTTGGTACATATGCGCAAACAAAAAAATGGAAAGGGTAAAATGTTATGTCTTCGCTTGATTCTCCAATTGCAAGTGTCTTTGGTATTCAGTATGAAGACCTCTTGCTTACGTGCTTAATCAAAGTACCAAACTTTCAGGCCGCGTATGGCACACACTTAAACGTGGATGTCTTTGATGGTGCGGGCAATCGTTGCATTCGTGAAGCGCACATTGCATTGTACAATGCGGGCCACCGTCACATCACAACGCGCATGCTTAATATCCACTTGATTACGGAACGCAAGCGTACACGCGAATCATCCGAGCGCCACAATGTTTTGACGCTTGCACTCAAACGGCTCAAAGAAGTTCATAAACATAAAGTAAACGGAGATGAAGTACAATACGTTGAGGCAAAACTCACTGAGTTTCTACAACGACAGAATGTCATTGCAGTCTTGCTTGCGTCAGAAAGTTATGTCAACAAAGCAGACTATGATGGCTTGATTATTGCGCTACGCGACGCCACCCATATCGATGCCAATGCAGGCAGCAATGGCAACCTCACAAAACGATTGGGTATGAACTTCGCTGCGCCGACGTTGCGCATGAAACAATACATCTCGCGACGAAAAGAAGGCTCACATGTTACGACCGGGATTCCAATTCTAGATACATTAACCAATGGCGGTATCGCATCCGGTACGCTCACGCTTGTTATGGCTCCTACAGGGCGCGGTAAAACAATGATGCTCATTAACACGGCTGCCGCTGCAATGCACGCAGGCAAGCGTGTGGTACATATCACGTTGGAAATCAGCGCGCAGATAACCGCAATGCGTTACGATGCGCGATTGATTGGCGTGCCTATCAACGATATCTTTCGTAACCCGTTGCGATATACAAAACAAATCAAGCATGCGACGCGTGCGGTTACTGCAAACGGTGGCGGATTAGTTATCAAGGAATGGGGCAGTGCAGAAGCCGGACTGCGCGATATAGAATTGTATCTTGAGTTGCTACGTACGGAAACGCAATACAAACCAGATGTATTGATTGTGGATTATGCTGATTTGATATGCCCTAGAGGACTCAAGCAGTCTTCGCGTGCGGAGAACGATAAACGGTTTGCGCTGGCAGAAATCACAACGCGCTTGCGACAAATGGCAAAGGATTTAGATTGCGCGGTACTTTCCGCCACACAAACAAACCGTAAAGGCTATGCCGCCACTATCGTAGATTTAGATACCGTTGCGGAAAGCATCGACAAAGTAAATATCGCCGATATTGTTATCGGTTTGTGTCAAACCAAAATGGAGCGTGAGAAGAAACTCATGCGATTAGTGTTATCAAAAAATCGATTGGGCGGGCGTGAAGGAATGATTATTGATTGTGATGTTAATACTGCAACGCAAACGATAACGCAACGCACAAAACAAATGGTACACCGTATCGAAGACTCAGAATGATACAACGTTAATATATAATATAACGCTCTAGGAGGGCCTACAATGCGCAAACATAAATTAGGTGGCACATTACCGCAGCGCGATGTCGAAAGCTCGCTGGAGGGCTATGTAGTGGCTGCATTGAACGGTGTACCGGCAAGCGAGCGGGGTGAATACCTTTGTGATTGCCCACAATGCGGTAAACGAAAACTATATGTGAACGTTGTGAGTGGATTGGCGCATTGCTTTCACGCGGATTGTTTGTATTCGGCACATCTTGCAAAGTTAATACAAGATGTTGACGGTTGCGATATATCAGAAGCGCGCAAGCGGGCGCATGCGTTGCTCGACGATGATGGTAGTTTTTGCAATACAACGCAATGTAAGAACGCAAACGAAACGGAAACGCGTAACGATACGCTTGCACGCTTCACAACGTATCTCGCAAACGGTACACACAAAGCAAATGATACGGTATTGCAAAACGCAAACGATACGCAATGTACGATACCGCCCGGTTGTGTGCCCATTACTTCGCAATACGCAAAGCGGGCAGTGAACTATTTGCGTGCGCGGGGCGTCGCAGACGATACGATGTTGGATTACGTATTGCAGTTTTGTATTTCGCCGCAATCGCATGAGCACGAACGCTATCGTTCGCATATCGTGTTTCCGTTTTATGAAACGAAAAAGAACGGTACACAAAAATTAGTTTATTGGACTACGCGCCGTACGTACGAAACAAAAGATACTCACTTGCCGAAGTCGTATCATCCGAGCGGTATACCAAAGCCAAATATAATTGGCGCGCAATACGTGCAGGGCGATGATGTGTTTATCGTTGAGGGGCCAATGGATATGCTTGCGTTTCCGTATCGTGCAATACCGTTGCTCGGTTCGTCCATGACCGAGCAGACTGCGCGTGCGTTGTGCAAGCGATACAAATCAATCACGCTGATGCTGGATAACGATGCGCGTCGCAGTCGTGTGCAATGTGCGGAAATCTTATTGCGATACGCCAACGATGCAAGCATTGCGTGCTATGTGCTCGTGCCGCGCACCGATCCTGCCGATATGATGTGCGAGATACCGGGTGCATCGTTGCGCATTGATACAGTGCAGGCGCAACGCGTGCGGTTGGAATTGAGTATGCTCCATCAACTGTATTATCTGTAATATTACTCATAACGTGCCTGAATAAACGCGCATTTCATTGGGGTTCTAAATAATGCGTTGACGTAAACCATTGATATATAAGGGGTTATAACTATTTTATTTTTTTGTTGCAATTTTGCAGCAATATAATGTACAATTAGGTATAGAACATTTGAACCGTACCTGCTAACAAGCGCAGGACAAGGCGTGCAACAAACGGCCCGGGATGACATGACGCGCATCGAGCGCGAAGAGACTCCCCGAAAAGCGGTGGCGAAGATAAACGATGTTGCGCACAGAGCCGATAGGCCGATAACACGGATCACATCGTGACTTGGGAAAGTGATAATAATTGAATCGAATAGCCACCCCGCAATAGCGGCGGGGTAAAACGCACAACGCAAACGCGTAGCGGCAGACAGATATTGTATGCAGCGCGGAAACGAAATGCGGGCGGCATATACGTAGCGGGGAAACCTTTACATACATTCACACGCGGGGCGACGAAGCGGACCGGGTGATGAAAGCAACGTATATGATAAGCACACGGCAACCCTCACCTACAAATCACGGCAAAGCAAATCATGGCTTGCACGTGCTCGATGCAGAAGCGACTTGAGTTTGTCGCCGACGCTTCATATGTAATTCGGCCCTGGAAGGCTACAGCGTTTGGTTATGCAAACGCCGTGAACAAATCTCTGCATTGTATGCAGGTACGATTCACACGGCGACGCGCACAACGCAAACGACGCCAAGAAATCCGATAGCGTATGAATCCAATCGTTAGGCTCTGATGAAATGCACTAAGTGCGAAAAGATGGAGCTTACACGCCATAGCGTGGCGATTTGAAATTGAACATGTAGCGCGAACGAATGCACGTTGAGTGCGAACAAATGCGCAGCGGTCAAGCAAAGATTTCCTGATGTAGCGTCAAATGCGAAAGCGTTTGGATGTTGAGGACACCTTTCGAGAAATCGAAACACGCGGCTGGTTTATCCGCCGCGTGTCGTTGCACGGTGGCTCGTGCAACCTGATGATGATAGCCAATCGAAAGAACACAACCCAAAGGACAGAGCAATGAAAACGCAAATGCAAACATGGTACGTGACAGTTGAGAATGATGACACCAATAAACTCGAATCAGTTCACGCATTCAGTACGAATGCAGCGGCAGGATGTTTTGTTGAGCATGTGCGTAAATCGAATGCTAACGAGAGCCGCAGTACCGCATATCATGCGGAAGTGAAGAGCGGACGTTGCTACCAAGTTGCCTGTCACGCAAATGGAAAGGGTAAGCAACTCGTAACGTTGAACGTTGTGCTTGATCGAATGACTCTTGTTGGTGATAACAAGCGTCATTATTATGGCATCAAGTTTGTTGACCATCGTTAAATCAAATCGAACACAATCGAATACAAACGAAACCCAAACGAGAGGATAGAACAATGAAACTCAGCAAAATGTACGATGACGGACAAGAAGAATACGTGGATGACGACAGCGCTGCGGCGCTCGAATCACTACCTGAAAGCGCCTGGGCGCACATCGTAGAGGCCGGCAAGGCCCTGACGCGCGGCGGCGATAGCCCCGGGATCGACTTTCAAGTCGTCACAACCCGCGAAACGATTGAGAATTTCCTAGACGCCAGACGGTCTTGGAATGAAATGGGCCGCCGCGTGGATTGGCAAGAAACCCCCCGCGTAATCATCTTCGAGGATATGCAAGCCCTTAAAGGTCAGTGGCGGGCGTCTATTGCAGTTATCGACTTCGGCGACGTGCGCGCCGTGTTGACGGTATAATTTTTGAAGCTGCATTAACCCAAAACGCATCTCTGAGCACAATAAATTGCAACATAACTTCACCGTAGACCGCGTGCCGTCGTATTGTGCGGCGGCACGCATCACACAACCCGAAACGAGAGGACACGATCATGATAGCAATTACACATATTACGCTCGATAAAGAAGGGCGCACGCGGTATGGCACCATTCATATCAATGGTGTTAACACCAAGGGGTCGATTACGTATTATGCAGATCGTTCTTACGATATCACACCCGCATGGTTGGAGCAGCGCGCTATCAATCTTGCCGGTGGCAAAGGTGCGTTTCGCCGCGCGTTAAACGAAGCAATGACTCAGGAGCACGTATCATGAGTACAGGAAACGTTCTACAACTGCAACGTCGCGACGCATTCACTTACGCAATCCGTGACACGGCACGACGCCGGTGGTTCATCGAGCGCATCGATAAGCGCTGCTGGCAATTGATTTCACCATTCACAAAATCGCCGGTATATGTCTTTGAGACGCGAGCCGAAGTGCTTGAAGAGGCTGCGCTCATGGTGAGCGTTAATGTGCTTACGTATGAGCTTGATCGTAATCACAACGTAACTATAACGAGGAGTTGATATCATGACCCACACGAAACAAGAACTGATTTGCTGGTTGCGCGGACTTGCGAGTGCGCGCCCTTCAAACAAGACCGATACCGAGTTTGAATTGCGTGAACGCGGCACTGCCGTTGCGTTGCTGCTGGAATACATCGACGATGATGATGTAACGCAGGCGTACTTCGCAGCCATCGGCGTATCGTCTGGTAGTCGCCGACCTATTGCTTAATCAATACATACGCATACGCACACGTATACCGCGTGCCGTTGTATTGGGTGACGGCACGCTTCACGTTTGAACACAATCCAAAGAGGACACGAATCAAATGAAAAATAAAGTCAAAAAGCAAACGGCAACACTCACTAGCCCGGTGTTACTTAAGCGCGTGAACAAAGTCTTGGGTACATTGCGCAAGCACAGTATCGAGCAGGACGACTTGCTCGAAACGCTCATGCTCGCAACGCTCACGAAGGAGCATGTAATATTCATTGGCCCGTGGGGCGTCAACAAAACCGCGACCATCGAGAATTTCATGCACTTAATTGGGGCCAACGGTGATTTGTTTAGCATCACCATCGACAACACGACGCAGCCCGAAGCGTTGCTCGGGCCGTATGCGCCGCGTGAACTGATTGAGAACAATCGGTACATCCGCAACATTGAAGGCTCGATACTGCAAAGCCGATATGCGTTCATTGGTGAAGTGTTCAATGGCAACGCCGCCACACGGCACGCGTTGCACCGTGTGCTTAATGAGCGCAAGTTTGAAAACGGCGGTAGCACCTTTGATATTCCATTGCAGTCGGCGTTCTTCGATAGCAATCAGTATCCTGCTCGAAAAGAAGACAAACCGTTCTACGATCGCATTCTATTTCGTGCGGCGGTGTGGCCCACGCAAAACGTTGAAACGTTGCAGCGCATCTTGCATTGTTCGCTCATGGTGCGTGACGTAAAAGTGACGCCAACGTTATTGAATGCGCAAATGCTGCGGGTTATTCGTAAACTTATTGCAACGACCGTGACCATGACGGAGATTGCTGAGCAAGAGTTCTTGAGTCTGTTCGTTAAGTTGCAGGCCAAAGATATTGCATTGTCGCCACGCCGTTGGTATAAAGCGTTTCACGCGTTGCCAACGATTGCATGGTTGGATGGCTGCGATTGTGTTGAGCCTTGCCATTTACTTGGTTTACGCCATATTCTTTGGGATAACGCATCTGACATTCCGGTATTGACCAATATCCTTGAGTCGTATCGCGGTATGACACTCGTTGCAAAAGAAAAAGCCAGCCTGAAAGAGGGCGTGTTGATTCTTGAAAGTATTCTCGGCGGGCGTAATCTCGATGATGTATCTGATGTGACTACGCTTTCGCGCGGCGAATACGATGCAACGATGGCCAGCCTGCAAAACATTCGTACTACGCTTATTACGAGTGAATCGATTGCCGAGTTGGATGGCATTATGGCGCGCGCCCAAAAAATCTTGCAAGCGCGTAAGTCCTCAGACGTGGATTCGTTTTTTGATACCACGTTCAAGGATGGCCCGCCTGCCGATGACAAAGGCGACCAATGATATATAATTTATACTGAGTGCGTGCGCTTCATTGGAGCGTCGCGATTTGTTTACATACTGTAGCGTGAAGCGCACGCACTCATTACCGAAACACAATTCAACACAACACAACCGAGAGGACACTATTATGAACACAGATAAAAAAGCAACGCGACATGTTGCCAAATATTTTGGGCGCGACCTTACGCGAGCGCTTATTACCAGCGGGTGCGGTACGAAACGCGTCAGCGTAGATACGTACGAAATGCCAACCGTCTCGCGTAAAGGGAAACTTAATTTCCATACTACGCGGGATGTGCCACGCGTATTGTACGAATCGTTTTCAAGTATACCATATCAGTCACAATTTTTTGATCGTATGATTGATGCGGTACTCTTGCGGACGCCTCAGTACCGCTCGGTCACAATGCAGTTAACGCAACGCGCTTATAACGCAATGGACGCTGCGATAGATGATGCGCAACACCATGCACATTTCGACGTTGATGTGGTAACGCGGCATTTTCTTTGCGTTGATCATGTGACCAGCGGCACGGGCTGCATGTTTACTTTGTTCCCCGATGTTGTGCGCTTGCTCTATTGGGGCATTCCGACGTTACATACTCGTACGGCAGCGGGTAAAATGCTTGACGCTATATATAGCAATAAGGACTTCGCCGACTTGCATGCGAAGACGAAGTATAATTTAATGGCGTCGCTCGCGGCGGCATACGATTTACTCACTCAACAGATGCAAACAATCTATGAGAACAATACGCTCACGGATGTTATTGAACAAACTGCCGCAAAAGAAGCAGCACAACAAGCGCAAGCGCAATCGCAAGCATCACAATCGCAAGCATCACAAGCGCAGTCTAAATCACAAGCGCAAGCACGCGCAATAGATAGCAGCGTAATGAATGATGCGCAAGGCGTCGCTCAATATGCCGATAAGTTGCAAGCCAAGATGCAACATCAATCATCCGATAGTGTAACTGTGACGCGTCGGTGCAAGGATTTAAGCGCTAAACTCACCGAGGCACAGCGCAGCGCATTTGCACAACAACTTGATTCGATGGATGTAAATGATGCAACGTCCGGAGAAAGTGGTGGTGGTGGTGCGCATTATGATTCCAACTCGGCAACGTTTGACTTTGATGCGTCGCAATCACAACAACAAGCCACCGGGCAAAGCGGTGCGGGTACATCCGCAAGCGCACAACAACCGCATTCCGTATCGGATTGTTTTGCGACCATTAAGACATTCGCGAAATTGTCCGCCATACATAATAAGCATAACACAACATCCGTAATGATCGAACATATCGATGCGCAAGGCAACAAGCACAATATTCGTACGCTCGCGCTTGCAAATGGTGCGCGCTTCATCGATGCACTCGATACAGACGGCATGCACGGGGATGCCTATCGCTACGCAACATCGTCTAGCGTACATGCAATCGATGCCACGTTGGAAGTGATGGGAGCGCTCGATGCCGGTTATCGTGCAATCGAATCCGAAACGTCATTTGGGAATGGTGCATACGCAGACATGACACTTGGCAGTAATATTCACAAAGTCCCCGCCAGCATGTTGCACACGGTATACGCTAAGGAGTTTCAACCGATGTTATATACGCGGTTAGCCGAGGGCATGCTACCCAACGTGCAACACATTTCGCAATCAGACAAAGGGCACGGGCCGGTAATTATTTGTGCCGACCTGAGTGGCAGTACCGCCGAGCCAATTTGTTCGGGACATGCGCACGAAGTAGGTGAGCATAATGCAATATACAATGTGCCGCGCATCGCACTTATTAAGGCGCTTGCATTGTTGTTCTATCGCAAGTTGCGCGCCGACGGACGCACGGTTATCTTGCTGCCATTTACCAATCAGCCCTTGCGCTATATGGAGGTTATCGCAACCGATTCAAGCGTGCTCAAGCAATCGTTGGCCGAACGCAAACGCAGGCTCGCATTGTTCTTGTCCGCTAATCCAAACGGCGGTACATCTTTTAATAATGTGCTGTATCGCGTGACCGGATTGCTTACCAATTTTCAGGAGGAGAATACATTAAACGGTGCGGATGTCATTTACATCACCGACGGCGATTGTAGTTCGTCCACGCGCAAGCATGTGCTGCACGATGTACAACAAGCGCACGCCAATGTGCGTAGCGTATTCAACAAGGACATGGGTAGTGTGTTTGACGCACCAGCATATAAGTTCGCCGGTGTGTTGCCGCAGTTTCAGAAAGACATTGTGTTGCCCGACAACACGCGCATCTACGGCGTGCTCGTTGCGCCCGATGCGTTTTACGGCGTACCGCAATCCCCTAATTATGATAAGATGCGCGGCAATTGGGTATTCCCATCCGTGCATTGGCCGAAGCATGGTGAAACGGATGCGCCTTGTATTTTCGATTGTGTAGCCGAACTCGGTTATACTTCTGAGTCTACATTGGCGGGGTTGCGCATGCTGTACGAAGAAATTCTTAAGCGCAGCGTGTACGATTTCGAAGACACCGATAGTTACGTTACGTTGTAGCGCATAACGCATGTCAAACAAGTTGGTGATAGTATAACGGCGTGATGGGCGTGTGGCTCATGATGCGATGTGATTAGCGCGCGGGCGTTGTTGCTTGCTGTCCTCTCGCAACGACACTCGCTTTCAATTGAATGGAGTGAAATGCAATGCAGTACCAGTTTGCATTCGACGATTTGTGTTCCGTCGCAAATGCGTACGAGCGTGCGCAAGTGCCGAGCACTCCTGACAAACGAAAGCGCTACAAACTTCCGTCGGGCTTCACGCCCATCACTCCGTTGTATTATCACCAGCTTGTTGGTGTGCATCGCTTGATATGCAATGCGCAATATGGTTTGTTTGACGAGCCGGGTCTCGGCAAGACTTTGCAGTTGATGTACGCGGTATATGAGTTGCAACAGACGCGGCGCATCGAGCGCACAATAATTATTTGCAAAGCGTCACATGCGTACACATGGCAGACGCAATTGCAAACACACCTTCCGTCTTGTACCGTGCATTCGCTCGTAGGCAAGACGCCTGTGCAACGCATATACAATGATACCGCCGACTTCACGATAGTCAATTATGAGTTGTTGCAACGTACCGGTAAGCACTACAGTCCGCCGTTACGCGTACCATGGAGCCATCAAACATTGCGCTATAGCGAAGACGTTGCGCGATTGATTGCATACGCGACTAAGTACAAGTGTGCCGTTGTATGTGATGAATCGCAGTACATCAAGAGCATGCGCGCCAATATTACGCGTACGCTGTGTGCGCTCGCTCCATTGTTTACGCGCCGGTATATTGCAACGGGTACGCCCATTTCCGAGCGGCCTGATGACGCGTGGTCGCAGGTATTCTTTCTCGATAGCGGCAAGCTGTTTGGCACGTCATATCTTTCGTTTCTGCGCAATCACGCAGACCTGATTCAGACGCAGTACGGTTTGAAAGTTATTCGGTATAAAAATATGCAGTCATTGCACAAGCGCCTGCGCATGATAAGCGTACGTCGTCTCAAGGATGATTGCCTAGATTTACCACCTAAGTTAGTGCGTGATGTTCCAATGCTTGCCGACGCGACGCACGAGCGCGTGATGCAACGATATCGTGATGCGTTGTTGACCGCGTTGCATGTGTACAAGGGCAACACCATTACGCCGCAAAAGAACAGTAACATCTCGCAAGCATTGCAAGACATTCAAGTCGCGGCGGCGATGCCGTGTTTGCTTGACGCGCAATGTGAGCGCAAACACAATACCAAGTACCAGCGTTTGCTCGATGACTTGCACGATATGAACGGCGCATATTTGATTGTGTGGTGCGTGCATGTAACGGTTGCCAAAAGGCTCACGCAATTCTTGCAACAAGACGGCATTAACGTTGCCTGTATATATGGCGATGTTGCGCACACCGAGCGCGCACGTATTATTGAAGCCTTTCAATCAGGCACCGGTGTGCAAGTGCTTGTGGCAACGCAAGCGTCATTGCGCGAGAACGTTACGCTCACGCGTGCCAAGCGTGCGGTGTATTATGAATTGGATTGGGCGCTTACAAATTGGGTGCAGTCGCAAGACCGCATTCACAGAATTGATGCACAATCCGCATCGGGTACTGCACAAACCACCGAGCACATTTTGCTCGATGTGTTCTTGCTCAGGCAATCGCTAGACGAGTATATGTTCTCGGTCATTCAAGCTAAGCAACTTGTTGCGCAGTCTGTGACCGATGGCGGACGACACAAGCAAGCATTGACCAAGCTTAAACTTATTCGTGCGCTGCGATGGTAGTGGCGCACATAACCGAGAGGACAAACCCATGAAGCAAAAAGATTATCTCGCCAACGCATTCGAGCAAGTGCGGACTGATTCAGCAGAAACGTTAAAAGCGCTGCATTGCAAAGACGGACGCGTGCTCGGTATCGTACCTTGGTGCGGCTCAATACTGGTATATACCGACGCCGACGCGTTGCAGCAGAACATTCCTACCGCGTTCAAGCATCGCGTGTTGGATGCATCCGCCGATGGCTCGGTGGATTGGGTGCGCGTATTGCAGACGCGTGCCAACGCTGTAGTCAATACGCCGGTGAAGCCTGAGCATTGCATTGTGGTCAATCGTAAAGCATTGCTCGATATCCTCAACGCATGTGAGCACGATGTTGTGCAGTTGGAATGCTTGTCCGATGTTTTCAGTAGCACCGATACGCCGGTTGCAATCGCAGCCACGCGTGAAACGTTGGCACTCGTACAAAAGTATATGCACAATGGGCAAAGCGTTGTCTATATGCAAGACGCATTGTGCATTACCGACGGCGCGGGTGCCGATACCGACGATGGTATCATTGTGCAACTCGGCGCGGTGCGCGTAGTGCGGCCTGTGATGCCGTTGCGTATTGCATTTGCGCAGACTAAACCTAAGCAAAAGAAAACTGCGAAGGCAAAACTCAAACTCAAAAAGAAAGGAACGGCTATCGCAAACGTAATCATGCCCGCAACAAAATCAAATGCAACGAGCATGCGCGACAGGCTCAAACAACTCAAATGAAAGGAGCGAGTGATATATGCCAAACGAAAAATTATTCAGCGGTAACATGTGTCGCATTATAAACGCTTCGCAATACGTGCGCCACGTAACGCAACACACACAGCTTAGTCACGCTGAACTTGCCATGCAAGTTGGATGCAGCCCGAGCCTCATTCAGCGATGGGCATCAACAAATGAACCATTGCGTACGCATCGACGCATTGCAGAAAAATTTTGCCATATCTATATGCAAGCGCTTGGCACTCCGCCAAAACGCTTTATCAATTAAACCGAATCGAAACGAAACCAAACCAAACCGAAGAACACAAAGGAGAATTTCAGTCATGGCCAAGAAAGCAAACACCCCCAAGATTGACCGCACGCAAGTGGTCGCGCTCATCAAAATGTGGAACACTGATAATGAGTTTGTTCCAGCGGATAAGTATTTTGCCAAGGCGTTGAAGAATGCCGACGTGGATGCGCTTGTCGCGGAACTCAAAGCGAAGATGGTTGCGGCTATCAATGCGAAGTCGTACGCCGATGAACTCAGCGATGAGCTGTATGTGTTCATGGATTCCAATGGCGTCGCGGACGAAGTCGATGACGTTGAAGACGCGGACGAAGACGCCGACGAAGATGATGATGATAAGGTACTTGACGGCGGCGATGAAGATTCCGATGACGAAGATGCGGACGAAGACGGCGATGAGGATTCTGAGGAAGATGCGGATGCGGATGACGAAGAAGAGACCGCCGACGATGACAACGAAAACACCGATGACGATACCGAAGACGCCGACGAAGACGAACCGGTTGAAGATGAAGACGAAGACGCCGACGAAGCGGAAGTCGAAGTTGATGCGGATGCGGATGCGGATGATGATGACGATACAGATAACGATGAAGTCATCGTTGATGCCGCCGACGTTAAGTTGTTGGTCGTAAATAACTCTGACAACGTGGCGCAGGTGTTGCATATGCTCTGCACGCATCTCGCCAACAACGCAACGCCGGTCAGCGTAACGTTTACGTTCGGTGGCAGCAACGGTAGCGCGCAGCCGAAGCCGCAACCGCTACCGCTCACGACGCCAGCGCAGAAACGTATCTGGCAGGGCGACGGCGGCGAGATTGTCAAAGGCAAGCGTACACCGAAGCAGCCAAACAAAGTGCAAGCGGTTGAGACCACCAGTCGCAGCAAGAAACGCGACAAACAAGCCGCGCGTACCGTTGCGAACAAATCGGTATCCACCGGCAAGCCGTTCGATACCGATAAGGCGAAGGCCATTATCAAAAAGATTCGGCGCAGCAAAGACCCTATTGCAACGTTTCAGAAGATGTGTTTGGCCCGTGGCGAATTGCATACGATGGAACCGCGTGTCGAAGTAATGCGGCTTCTGAAACTGAAACCGCGTAAGTCTGACTCGAAGAAGTCGTCTGCGTTTGCAATCAAGACGTGGATTGAAGAGAAGGTGCTTGTCGAAAAGTAATCAAGGCACGGCACTGTACAGCGCAAACGTCAGCGATAGGCGCGACGGCTCGGAGAGCACGGGCATTTATTTTGTCAAATAGTTTTACCCCGTGAGGCGTGGCAGCGCCTTGGCAAGAGTGCCCGACGAATCCTAACAGAAACTAAGGCTGGAAAGCTCCGCAGAAAGAACACGAAGTGTTGAGAATCTGCCAATGGAAGACTTGAGTGAGTGGTTGCCGGGTGGGGAATCCGGCCACGGGGTACAAATTTTCAATCGGAAAGGAAATTACAATGCACGAAGTAACCCTATATGACGAGACCCATGTCAGAGGTGAATATCGCAATATCAATTTTGAGATTGTGCAATGGCGCGACGCTGATTGGCGCGTAGACATTATGAAAGGTATTGGTGATGGCGCGCAGACGTGTTGGAATTATTATATTGACGTTCCGCTTCGTAAACTCACGGACGCATTGCGCGCTACAATATTGCAAGCACCGGGGGTCGATGCCGTATTCCCAGAGCATATGAATTTTCAAGACGATGCGCTTGCAGAGAATCTTGCAATGCACGGCGGTTGCACGTATCGTGAACTGAAGTTTCGACATTTTACAACGTCGCCTATTTATCGTCTTGGGTGTGACTACATGCACGCAGACGATATGCTGAATCCAGACAAGCCCACGCAAGCAAGCGTACTGGAAGATGTCAAGATGACCATCGATGACCTGTACGAAAACTTTATACAATCCGATGCGGATAAAACCTAATGCGCATGCTGTGCGCATAACGCAGAGAGGACGGTGAAATGAAAACGGATTGCGTAACACGCCCTGAGTGCATTGCCTGTGCGCTGCATACGCAATGCCGTTCAGAAGCGATGAACGGTTACGGCAATGAAGCGCAAGGCGGCATTTTAATTATTGGTGATGCACCGAACGACCGAGACGACTTCAAGGGCCAACCGTTCAACGGCAAAGCGGCAGACCTGTTGCGGCGTACGCTCAAGCGATACCGTGTGGACATGACGCGTGTGCGCTACACAAACGCGTTGCGATGCAAGCCGCCAGAAAACAAAGCGCCGAGCGTGAAACAAATCAATGCGTGCCGTGACCTGCTTGTGCGAGAGATTGATGACTACACGCCTGAGTATATTCTCTTGCTCGGCAATACGCCCTTGCGTGCAGTGCTCAAAAAAGCAGGCATTACGAAGCAACGGCGTACGGTCTTCGCATACACCACACCGCAAGGAACAGCTTGCAAGGTCATTGCAGCGTTTCATCCGGGCCACGTCATGAAGCAACAAAACGAACTGAAACGCTTTGAAGGTGACATTAAATTTTTTGCAGACGTTGTGACTAATACGCATACGCACATCGGGAAGTTGTGCAAGCACATCAACGCGCAGCCCACTGCAAAGCAATTGCTTGCGTGGTACACATCGCTTAAATATAAACCGCGTCCGGTTGCGTTTGACGTGGAGACCACTTCGTTGTATCCGCATCTCGAACACGATAGCATGGCTTTATTGTGTTTGGGTTTGAGCGACGGTAAGAAAACATTTGTGATTCGCTGGCAAAGCCTGCGCTCTGAGAAGGTAGATCGCAAGACCGTGTATATGGTGGACAACGCAACACGCAACAATGCGGCGATGGATGTTGCGCGTATGATTCTCGCAGACCCATGCGTGCCGAAGATTGCGCACAACGCAAAATATGATTTGCATTGCTTGCAGGTGTTACTCGGCATCCGCGTTGAGCCGGTTGTTTGCGATACGTTGTTGTTGCATGCGTTGTTGTTTCCGCAAGAAGGCGGGCATGACTTGTCTACCGTCGCTTGCGACCTGCTCAAGATTGATGACTACGCAAAGATGCTTGCACCGTATGTGGGTGACGGGTACAACTCAAAAGCATATGGGAAAATTCCGTACAAAAAACTCGCACGGTATAACGCTTACGATATCGTTGCAACGCATGCGATTTATGTTCGCTTGTTGCGGCGACTCGTACGCATGGACAAGCAACACGTTGAAAAGAAATCACTCGGTGTGTTGCCAAGCGTGTTATTCGACAAACTTATCATGCGTGCGATGTATACGTTGTACGATGCGGAGTTGTTGGGCTTCACGGTGGATCGCGAACATTTAGAAGGACAGCACGGTGTCGGGGCTGCGCTCAGTACGCGCTTGCTCAAACTGCAACGCATTGTTAATAGCAACAATCATGTGAAGGCATACAACGCACGGCACACCGCAGAGGTCATCATGACTATTGCGCAACGCAAGCGTGCGCCTGCGGACCATGTGCGTGCGCGCATGCTCAACGATTGTTTGTTCAACCTCAACAGCGATGACAACGTACGCGAGTTGTTATTCACTGCGCCGTATTTTGCGTACACCATTCCAGACGATATGCCGAAGACCGATGGTGGGCAAACAAGCGTAAGCGCAAGTGCATTGGAATTGCTCAAGCAATCATTGCCACCACGCGCCAACACGCTTATGCTCGATACGTTGATTGAGCACAGCGCATTGCATCAGCGTTATACAACATTCATTGCAGGGCTTGCGCAACGCATTGCACGCGACGGACGCGTGCATGCCAACTTCAATCTCGGCGTCACGCGTACTGGTAGATTGTCATCGAGCAAACCCAATCTGCAAAACATTCCGCGTGAGAAAGAATTCAGAAATATATTCACTGCCAGCGACGGCATGCAGTTGGTCAAAGCGGATTATTCACAAATCGAACTGCGTGTGCTCGCGGTCGTGGCACGCGACGAGAATATGATTGATATCTTTCAGAGCGGTCGCGACTTTCATGCCGAGACTGCGCGGCGCGTGTTTAATATTCCAAACGATGCAGAGGTGTCTAAAGAACTACGGTCGCGCGCAAAAGGCGTCAACTTTGGTGTGGCGTATGGCGAAGGTGCATACGGTCTCGCGCGTAACATCGGCATCACGCTTGAGCAGGCCGAAGAGTTTATCACAGCATACTACTCATTGTTTCACGGATTGCACGCATGGCAGGAGAAAACAAAAGCGTTCGTACGCATGCACGGCTACGTGCAATCCATCTTCGGCAGGCGGCGCATGATTGCAAACGCAACCATTAAACCATATGCACAACCGGATTGGCGCAAGTTGGTAGGTGCCGCGTATCGCATGGCGGTAAACACGCCGATACAGAGCGCGGCAAGCGATATGTGTTTGTGCAGCGCAAACGCATTGGCAAAACGTTTCACCGTACTCAAACTCGATGCGCGTGTGTTGTCTATCGTGCATGATGAAATTATTACCGAGTGCGCCGACGCATTAGTGCCGCGTGTTGCGGATTTGATACGAATGACCATGACGCGCGAGCCGCTGCGTTGGGTTGGTAAATGGTTCACGGATGTGCCTATCATTGTGGACGTGGAAGGAGGCAAATCATGGGGCAGTACGCTGCCAATTATTTAACGCTTGAAGATGCGCCGAATGAATTGCGTGGCATCCGTATCCCGCTCACACGGTTTGTTGTGTTGCGCATTCCAGAACAAACACTCGTAGCCACCGACGCGCACATAACCGTGACCAGCGATGGATTGTTCCCAACGGAAGACGGTGCATCATGCGCCGTGCTGTCGCCAATACTCATACGCATACCGGTGCGTGCATTCGTTTTGATGTACGCGCATACCGCATGGTTCGGATTGCGATGGCGTGTGCGATTGCAATGCACCATCGTGTTGGGCCTGCGTACGTTGACCAAAGCACTTAGTGAGAAACAAACGAAACCATAAAGGAGAACCCCGTCATGTCAATGCCAAAGAAAAATAAAGCGAAGCAGTTACTCGGCACAAAATCTGCGAAGCCCGTGGCGAAGTCAAAAACGAAAGCGGCTACGTCTGCAACTGTAGTGAAGCCTGCCAAGCGTGCGGGCAAAGCTAACCTGCAAAGCATGCGCGCATTCTTGAAGCGCGTGAAACGCGGCGCGCGTACGGATGACAATAACTATTTGAAATTGGACAACGGTACAAACCGTGTGCGCTTCATGTTGAGCAACTCAGACAGCGGCGAAATCTTCGAGTACGTACAGTCGCATTTTATTCCGACTGCCGACGGCAAGAAGCACAAGTTCGTTTCGCCGCGTTCGAAAGATCCCAACGCATACTGTCCGGCCAGTCTTGTAGTCAATGCGTTGCGCAATGATCCAGATGAGAACAGTAAAATGCTTGCAGATGACTTACGCGCATCGCAACGCGTGGTTGCTAACGCATTGCTCAAGACCAAAGGCTCGGAGAAGTGGGAGCAGGGCATACTCGATATGCCTGCCAGCGTTGCGCGTGATGTGGCGCAGCAGATGTTCATGACGCTGGACATCGACGAAGAGGAAGACTTGGATGATGCTTATGCAGAAGATGGAACGATTGCGGATAAAGCGAATGGCTCAGTTGTGCTTATCAAACGTACTGGCAGCGGGCGCGATACGCGTTACACCGTTACGCTTTCCAATAAGCGTATGCCCGTGACCGATGCACAATGGAATGCCTGCGTGGACTTGGCTGCGTTCTCGGAGCCAAGCGACCCACATGAGATGGAAGCGGCATTGTGCGAATTGCTTGCACTTGATTCACTTGACGAATTGATTGGCGGAAGTGGTAACAAACGCACGTCTGTAAAACAACAACGTAACAATGGTAAAGGGGCAGTGAGTGATGATGCCAATAAAACGGAAAGCGAAGACGAAGACGAAGACGATGAAACGGAAAACGAAGATGAAACGGAAGTCGAAGCGGAAGATGCCGACACAGATGAAGACGACGAGACCGACCTCGATCTCGAAGAAGAGCCTGAGTGCTTCGGCAATTATGCAGCGAATAAAGTCCGCAAGCGCGGCTGCAAGGATTGTTCCTTCCAACCCACCTGTAAAGACATCGCAACCATTGACGAAGACGGTGACGCGTAACTCCGCAAATAAGACCGCACCTGTCATTGCTAAACTCTTGCGGCGCGGTACAAAAGAATTTGGCGCGCATGCTATCGGTACGTTAAGCGAAACATCTTCCGTGCGTTGTCTGTCTACCGGTTTGCCTGCGTTGGATATTATTTTGTCCGGCGACGGTATCACCGGTACAGACGGCGCAATGCACGGCGGGTTTCCGATGGCTCGCATCAGTGAGTTGTACGGACAGTATTCAAGCGGCAAGACTACGCTTGGTTGTATGATGCTTGCGAACGTACAAGCGCTCGGTGGCGTGGGCATCGTAATCGATACGGAGTCCACGTTGACCAAGCAACGCGCGGAAGCGTTAGGCGTTGATACCGATTCGCTGATTCATATCCGCGAGGAGTACATCGGACCGATCTTTGATCAGATGCGTATGTTGCTCGACGAGATACCAAATGATATGCCGTGCGTTATCTTTTGGGATACCATTGCAGCGTCACGTTCCAAGAGCGAAAAAGGTTTCTCGTTGAGCAGTGGCGGGCTGGCACTGCAAGCGCGCGAGTTGTCTGAGGGCTTGCGGCGCGTTACGCATTGTATTTCGCAAAGTAGCTGTGCGGTCATCGGCTGCAATCAACTCAAGGTCGGTGCGATTGGCGTACCGTTCGCAACAGAACGCGATACGGAAAGTACAGCGGGCGGTAACGCCATTAAGTTTTACTCGGCGCGTCGCGTGCGTTTCAAGTATGCAAAGAAGTTCATGCGTACCGTCAAGACCAAACAAGTCGCAACCGGATTGGAGGTCCGGGCCACCGTTACAAAAAACAAAGACGGACGCGACGGCTTGCGTTGTACGCTCGTCATGGAAGGTGGTCGCTACAACATCGCAATGTCTTGCTTGCGCACGCTGCAAGACTTGGGTGCAGTCGGCAAGGGCATGAAGGTCGCGTTCGGTACAGATAACGCAACCATGAGCGTTGCAGATTACGAAGCGCAATACAATGCCGATGCCGCGTTCCGCAACCGTGTGAACGTCGTACTGCGAACCGCATACAACGGCGTGCATTTATAAACGCATTGCATTGAATGCGTGTTGCGTGCGCCACGTTGCGCCATACGCGCATCCGGTCTATAAGGTCAATACGATATGCGTTTGCGCACGCAAACGCCATACAGGGCATCCTAGCGCGTTCTACGCGTATGCGTATCAATGCGGTATTGCATATCCGCCACAATGCGCACAGGGCGCGCTACGTTGACCCGTACGCGCATATCGTTATCGACCCTGTAATTCCATATTAAATACCAAACAAACGCCGTACAGGGCGTTCTAGCGCGTTGTACAGCTATTATACCTCAAAATTCCAGAAAATCAATTATTTGCTTAAACGTATTATGTAGGTAGTACGCTTTGCCTGCTTTTATGTAGCGCGACACGCAGGACGCCCGAAACGAAGTAACGCGTCTGTTAGTCTGTTGTGTGGTGCGTGTCGCGTTGCATTGTACACAATAAAACAAAACGCAAGGAGCAAATCAAATGAACAATATGCAGACACAACGCATCGTGAAAGACTTCACGGCTGTAATCAAGCAAGCGTGCGATTGGCACGAAAAGGGTTTGTACAAAGATGCAATGTTTTATCGCGACTTCGTTGCGTGGCAAACCACGAGCATTTTGTTACTGGAGCGCGTGACCCCGCGCGGCAGCGTGCTCGGTCGTCTTATTCAACAACTTGCCGACGAAATGCCGCAACGCATAACTAATGACCATATGAATGAATACATCGGGCACTTGCGTGCAATGAAGGATTGTTTCATCAACGGCTTTCTGAATTACACAATCACACAACCGGAGTAAATATCATGGCCAAGCCGACACGCTTATTGATAGACGGAAATAATCTCGTGCATCGTGCACACCATGCGCATTGGGGATTGACCGACCCAAAAGGCAAGCCCACGTCTGCGGTGTACGGTGTATTGTCTACGCTTGTACGGCTGGAACAAATATTCACGCCGGATGTTGTTGTTGTGTTGTTCGATACTATTGCGCCGGTGTGGCGCAAGGCATTGCTGCCAGAATACAAACAACAGCGCCGTGAACGATTGCTTGCATCGTCTGAAGAACAACAAGACCAAGCTCGGCAATTGCGTGAGATAGAATTTCCGCGTGTGTTGCGTACCCTGCAACGTTTTGCGGTACCGTGTGTTTCTGTAGAAGGTCTTGAGGCGGATGACTTGATTGCGCTCATCACATCCGAGAACGACGGTACGTATGATGACGTTATTGTTTCCAGTGACCGCGACTTGTGGCAATTATGCAAACGATATCGCACACGTGTATTTGATACGCATGCCGAAGCAATGGTTTACATCAACAAGCGCGGGCAACTTAAGCACGCACAACGCGGTGTGATTGCAGCATCGTCGCGAGCGTTCACGTTACAGCGTGCGTTCATTGGCGACGTGGGTGATAATATCAAAGGCGTACACGGTATCGGCGAAGTTCGTGCGGCGAAGATTGTAGACGATGCGCCCTTGCCGAATGAAAGCACGATGCAGTATCTTAAACGTAAAGAAACTAATTTGCTTGCGCTCAAGGCGGCGCGTGACCCAAACGATAGCAGTAAAGTGAACAACGAAGTGTACGCGATTATCAAAAAAAATCTGCAACTCATCAGTCTCGGCAATCCGACATGGTTGAACAGCATCATGCTCGGACTGCATACGCAAGGGGCCATTGATGAATTTATTATACAAAACGACTCGCGCAGCTATATGCGTATCATCTATAACGAGTGTCAGCAACAATGCGAGATGCTGGCAGATGAACGTATTACGCATGCCGCATATTTGATTCAACGCACACACAAACAACGCGCGCTTACACCGTGCGAGACTATTTTTCGCATGTGGGGTTTTCAATGGGCGTTTTCGCCTGTCATGTGTGAAGCAATGCAAAGCACATTTATAACGTGGCGCAACCGTGCCCACGCTACTTATAAAACAAAAAGCATACAACTTAAGAGGACAAAAACATGAGTATAAAAAAGCAATGGCTATTTGATAAGCAAGCGACCGGTACGCCGTCGCGGATGTGTGAAAATACAGTACAATTGTTTGCAACGAAAGATGAGATGCGGAAAGCCCTGTCGTTTATTCCGCACGGCTGGCGGTTGCAGACTATCAACACCATCGACGAACAAGGTAAGGCACATGCGGAAGTATTCATCACGCGCTTGTTTTGCCCGGAGATTTTGTATACTATCGGCACACTTGCATTAACGTTTACGCGCTTACTTGCGCATCGTCCAATACGTAACGCCAAGGACTTTACATATGAAGATACCAGCGTATCGTATGTCATGCGGCTTTTGTTTGCGCCGGTCGATGAGCATCATAATGCGTTGCTAGATACTTTGTATGATGTGCTGTGCGCAACAAACAAGCCCGTACTCGGCACATCGTTCTTTCTTGCACAGCCACCTACTGATGAGACCGTGGACTTTCTCAATAGTGGTATTCATATTATCGGTGCAAATACGCATGCTGATACCCTTACGCATGCGCTCGATGATGCACTCGGAGATATGCTCGATATGAATTTAGAAAACGGCGGGCTAAAATTGACCAGCAGCAAGAAGAAGCATATACGTTATGGTGTGGCACATATTATTGAATTGCTTGGCGGTTATCATATTGCGAACGATACATTGCAAAGCATCAGCATGGAAGTAAACGATACGCACCTACTCACGGCGGACAGCGTACAGAAACTTATTCAAGCTGCTGTACCCATCGAGTATCAATTTGTTGCGACGGATTATAATGCGCCGTTGCTGCGTCAAAATAAATGCAGCAACACTGTATTTGGCGTGTGTGGTTTGAAATTGTTTGCGGAATTGGTGAGTGACTTGCACGCAGTCAAACAATACTACTTGCAGCAGACCGGCAAACAGTCTATCGAGCCGGAAGATGTTTGTTCGTTGCTGTTCATTGATGCCGTCAGCAAAGTGTTTCCGGCACGCAAGTTTAATCCTCAAACTGATGCGTATGAAATCGATGAGTCGTTTGTAGCGCATGCGCTGCATTCATACCAGTCGCTTATGGTAGACGGTAAAGATGCAGCGAATATTAGTATGTACAATTTCCTGCAACTGATAAGCAAGGGCAGTGACGTGGACAATATCAACAGCGTATTTCTTTCAACGCAACTCACGCCGGTTATTTTTATGTTGGGCAAATTGCAAATTGCCGCATATATGCTTACTACCATGAGTAGTCTTGCGGATATGTTCATGTGGGATAACGACTCCGCGTTTTCACATGCGTTGCTCTCGCGTGTGGATATTGGTGTAGACAATATACTGGATAAGCTAATCGCAAAAACAAACGGTGGGCAAGAAATACACGCCTTACAGTTGTTGATGGGGGATCATACCAAAACGTTTGGCTTGGTCCGGTACGACGATGCAGTTATCGGGATGCTACAAGAAGCACGCATTCAGTTTGAAGCGGGTATTGATGAAACAATAACTAATGAGGGTATCGGTATCGGTATCAGTACGACGGATGATTTAGAAAATGATATACGTGCGCATGTGTTGCGACAAGACGCAGATGAAGCTGGTGACAAAGCAAAACTCGACCCGCGTGATTATGTGCCCATGGTCACGGCTATGGAGATGCTAAGCGATGTGATGGCGCTCAAGAAAACGCAAGCAATTTGTGCGCGTACTCTCATGGAGATGTTGAATACATTACCTAATATCGAAAACTGTTTGCGTTTTGCGGACACAACAGTTGACGCGCTTGTACAAACGTTATCGGTGAGGATACAATTTACAGACGACTATATTAAGCAGTTAACCAAACAACCTGTATTACGCGAAATATTTTCACAGTGTCGCAAAATTGGTGATGACGTAGATGCCGTTTCCGCGTATATGGCCAAAACCGTCGCGCCGAATATAGCGCCGCCATCATTCTGGGCTGGTAGCGGCTCGGTGGAGATGTTGGAGGAGTACTTGTAATGTATTATCGTGCGCTTGGCATTGACCCGTCTATCACTAAGGGACTTGTGTTTGCGTGGCGTGCGCCTGATGATTCATGGCAGGTCTATCGTACACTTGCGTATGATCGCGTACATGATACATTAGATGTGATTACGGTACGAAATGTTTTAGACCGCGCAATGCGCGATAGCATTTGCGCGGTCTATTATGAGATGCCGATGTTGCATCATGGCGTAAAGACCGTAGTGCGCCTTGCGGAATGTATGGGGCAATTCAAACTAATGCGAGCATTATACACTCCAGATTTGCCAATGTATATTGTATATCCGGGTACGTGGCGTTCACATTTTGATTTGCCTGGAAACAAAGATGTAAAAGCGCGGTGCGTTACAATCGCCGCCGGTCTTGTTGATATACCGTTAGACCAGAAGAACGATGATGATATTGCGGAAGCAATACTGATTGCAGAATACGGATCGTTTCATTATGCAATCAATAACACAATCAAACAATAAAGGAAAACACACAATGCGAATCGAAGCCGCAAGCAAAGCAAAACAAAAATTCAAACGCAGTGCGCAGCGCCATAGCAGCCCGCGCAAGACCACGGTATTAACGTCTTGTTTACTCACAGAGGTCAAGCTCATGCCTATTGAGCAACTCAGTACCGCACCGTGGCAATACAAACGCGACTTCTTGGATGATGCCGAGCGCGAGCGCTTCAAGCAATCACTACTTGCAGACGGTGTGACGCCGTTGCACGTTGCGGTATGCGAAGAGGATCCATTGTGTACGGAGATTTGCGACGGGCACCATCGTTTAACCGTGTTGCGTGAAATGGGTCTGAAAAAGATACCAGTCTTTCATCATGGTACGCTTTCGTTGGCTAGACGTAAAGCGCTCGCATTGCGGTATAACGAATGGAATTTTGAGGCGTTTGCCATTCCGATGGCTGCATGTTTAGATGATATTAAGACTGAAGATATTGCATTGTTTGAAACGTTACCTTTTGATGAGGATGAACTTGCGCGATATGCTGCTGCGTTATCTATGGACATCGATACCGTGTCGGATGCACAAACAAAGTCCATGCAGAAAATAAACGCAGTGCAAGACGATGACGCAACGTCTGCGGGGTCCGGTCGCGTTGCCGGTACCAGCAAGACTAAGCAGATTACATGCCCGCATTGCGGTGAAGTCATCACGTTGAATTGAATAACGGTGGACGTGCCCGATATTATGCACGTATAAGGAGCGTGTTACATAATGGCAAAAACAAAAGTAAAAACAAAACAAAAGCGTACGCAAACATTACCGCGTACTGCACACGTAACGCTTGACCAATGGAAAATCATGCTCAATACGTTTGCCGAGACACGCAGCATTGAGCAATCAGCACAAGCCGCAGGTGTAAGCATTACTACGGCCACACGGTATATTTATTCCGGCACCGAAACGCAAATGAGTATCCGTGAGATTGTAGACCAGCGTACAAAAGACGCCTTTGCAAAAGCAGATGATGAACTCGGTGAAGCGTTACTCAAGGTCGCCAAAAATGCGCGCATTACACAAATCACTGCATTACAAACTGTACTGGTGACGCTTAATAAAGCGCGTGTCAAACTCAAGGGTGAAACGGATGCAGACGGTAACGTGCATACCAGCGCGATGCAATACAAGACATTGGTTGAAAGCGCATCAAAGGTATTGCGCATCACCGAAGACATTGCGGTGCTGCTTTCTAGTTTACAATCTATAGATACTGTAGGGAATGCCGCATCTGTAACGCAGACATTGCAGACGCGTTCTATACTTGAGTTGCAATCGGCCACGGTTGCATTATTACAGGAATCAGATATCACACCCGGAAGCGAGCAAGAAGCCAAATATGTCAACACGCTCAAGAAACTTGTTGCGCCTACTCAAGTCGTCGACAAGTCCAGCACAGACTCATCCAATAGCAACACCCATTGATTTTGCGTCGCGTATGCGCGCCGCCGTTACCGATACGTTGATTCATACGCTCGGTACGCATGCGCAAGACGCAAACGATATGGCATTGGAGGCTGTAGCGCACGCCATGCAGGCACCAAATGATGCGGCGTTTGCCACGAACATCTCGCATGATTTGAGTGCTTATGCGCACGGTGCGTTTGCACAAGAAGAGTTAGAGCATGTGTTGTCTTTGTTGTCGTTGGATTATTATGCGACGCGATATCTACCCAATTATTTTACCGTTCCATTCAACGATAGATACCACGGCGACTTGTTTCCAATATACCGCAAGATTGAAACGCATGCAATACATATGCCAGTGGTCATTGCAGGCTGGCGCGAGTGCGGCAAGACATCGTACGGGCAGTTTCTTCTACCGCTGCGCTGTATAACATTACCTGCCTTTGGCATGCAACACAATGTTAATCCACGCATTGTACAATTGACCAAACTAGAAATGCGCAAACGATTCATTGTATTTGTGTCCTCTGTGATTACAAACGCACGCGCAAGCCTGAGCGACGTATGTGATGAAATAGAAAACAATACACTACTGCGCGAGGACTATGGCGTGCGCTTACGACAGCGTGCGCAGACCAATGCGTTGACCAGCAACGGTGTTATGCTCACAGCCAAGTCGCGGCACTCAAAATTTCGTACGCTCAAGTTTCAACAGTTTAGGCCGGACCTAATGTTGCTCGATGAAGTGGAGGATGATAAATCCGTACAGAATAGGGCGCGCCGCGATGAAGATTTCCAATGGCTAACACGCGTGATTATCAATACGGTATCCACAAACAACGGTAATGTATTATTGCAAGGCAATTGGATTCATGATGATTCATTGATGGGCCGCGCAATGGAACATGGTAAAGCATGTGGATGGATAACACGCTTGTATCGTGCGGAAGAACTCAATGAAACCACCGGCGAGATGGAATTCATTTGGCCAGAGAAGTTTGGCGCTGAGTGGAAGACACAAAAAATGCAACAGTTGCTTCATCAGCAATCTGTATACGAGCAAGAATATTTGCAAAATCCGCATGCGGGTAACGTAGACTTATCGCTGGCTGACTTTACGTTCTATGAGGAACCCATCACCGCGCAATTCCTTTCAAACACAGTTCGCTTCACCGCAGTGGACCCCGCTATCAGTAAAGCGCGTACCGCAGACGATACATCGATATGTACCATTGCATACAATCACGCGACCGGTATCGTGTACGTGTTGCCGTTTACGTACGGACACTTCACGTTGTCTGAGATGATTGAAAAGATTCTACTCGCTAATGATAAATACAAACCACATACCGTCGGCGTAGAGCGCGTTGCATTTCAAGCGGCATTAGAACAATCACTCAGCGAACGGGCGCGTCGCGATGGTATTTTGTTGAATGTTGTGCCTATCAAGCAGACCACCGGTATTGAGAAATCAATTCGCGTCAAGCGGATGTATAATGCAATCAAGCAGGGCTGGATACGATTTATACAAAGTGATGTGGGCCACCGTTACTGTATCGATCAAATTATCAATATAGACACTACAGCGCATGATGACCTTGCTGACTCGTTAGAGATGGCAATACGTTTGCGCGATAACTTGTACATACGGTCGCGCTCACGTGGACGCGCTATAGCACACGTTGCAAAAGTTACGGCGGCATCATAAGATTGAATAAGGCGCGGCACGCTTGATAAACTCGTAATGGATAGTTTGTACAATGGATTGGCTGTTGTACGCATTCATAAAGGCGACGTAACGAGATGGCAGACAAATCAAACGGCGCACATAACGCACTTGCGCAAGCGATTGTGCCTAACCATGTGATGCGCGCCAATAAGCGTTCCAGTATTTGCGCGGGCTTTATCTCTGGTAGCGGTGAGTTTATTACCACAGAGGCGTTGCGAAAGAGCAACATGCAAATCGTGCTTGGCGATAACAACGCCGTGCAATTCAAAGCGCTCAGCGGCGACGGCATCACAATGCAAACATCTAAAGAAGTGCGCGACGATGACAATGCTTTTGATTCATCGCGTGACGGTACGGTCAACCCCGCATATAGTTTTGAGACATTGGAAACTTTGTATGCATCCAACGTTGTGCATTCCGCAGCGATTGAGACTAAGGCGGATGACATTGCGTACAACGGATGGGAACTAAAATCACGCCCGGAAGCGGCAGACGTTAATCAAAATGAACTCGATGCAGCTTACGAGTATGTACATAACTTTCTTACGTCGTGCGTGAATGGTGCGCCTATTGATGATTTGCTGCATGATAGCGAAATTGATCGCAGCGTATTCGGATGCCGCGCCATTGAAGTATTGCGTAACTCAAAAGGATTTGTTGCGGGTTTGAATCATATCCCGTTTCGTAACATGCGTATCTTGCGGCAGAAGGTTCAAAGCGAAACCGGTTTACTTGCAATGCAGAAGCGCTTCGAAAACAAAGCGATGTACTTTGTACCGTTCGGCGCGAACATTACATACAATGCAAGTTTTGACCCGCTTATGGCACCGCTCGATGAATTCCCGATGTTTGCGCAACGCGAAAATATTCTCAAACTTGCCGAGTCTTTTCGTAAAGTAGGCTCACGCACCGAGACCACCAGTGAATTCAACGATGCCGCAACCGAGGTGATTATTGATGTGCGTCCGCCATTATATGCGTCTGTGTATTACGGTACGCCTGCCGCCACGGCGGCGTTTGATTCCATGATTGCACAAATGCACATCGATACATTCAACAGAGATTTCTTCAAGAACAAAGGCGTGCCGCAGTACGCAGTTATCTTCGAGAATGTTGATACTGCGTTCGGCGCACCGATGGCCGACGCAGATGAGTTTGATGATACCGGTGCGATTGCAAACTCTGATCCGCTTAAAGCCAGTACGCTCACATCTGAGTTAATAGAAACAGTCACGTCATATTTTAGAACAAACATCTCGGCGGGCAATCGCAGCGTGTTGGTCTTAACGTTATCCGATGGGGCAAAGGTTCGCTTTGAAAAACTTTCTAGTGACTTACTCGATGCATCGTTTGCCGAGTACGAGAAACGTTGTACGGACAAAGTTCGTATGGCGCACAAAATAC